ATAGTGTAGGGCACAGATCCTGAATCACTTAAAACACTACCACTAGAATACCCTAAACCACTCCAATAACCTTCATATCCATATTTATACCAATCAATAATCTTTGAAGAACTTACGTGTGTGCTTGGATTAAACCAACTACCAGAATTGTAAAGAGTATTTATGTCAGCTTGAGTTAACAGTTTATCCCAAAAAACTATATCTTGAAAACCTATTGCATCATCCATTTGTATTCTAAGTTCATCAATCGTTGGAGTAGTTCCTCCGACAGCAGTATAGCCAGTGCCTGTTATTTCAACACCGTTTTTCCATAGTTTTGGTACGCCGCTGGATAAGTCTGAGACATCAAAATGGGTTGCGTAATGATTCCATTCTCCTACATCATTATGAATATCTGTATTAAATCTAGCATAATCTGTTGAGCCGGCATTGTTTTCGTAGTATATTCTGATATCACCATCAAAGTTTATTATATGTCTTCCTAAACCAGACTCCATAAATTGAATGTAAGCAGCATTACTTGCATCACCTGAATGAAGCCAAAAAGATACAGAGAAATCATTATTGGAAACACCACTGTAGCTTCCTGATCTTGCCATGGCTCTATTTGAACCACTGGCTCTAAATGCAAGACCGGTTGATCCAGTTCTCATTAACAAATCAGCATTTGGATGAGCAACGGCAACACTTGGATCATTAATTTCAGCTAAAAATGTAGTTGCTCCTCCTGTTACTTGAAGAGTAGCTGCATGATTTATTTGAGAAACTGCATCTAAATCAAAATTAATTTTACCAATAATATCTGGTATCTTTGTACCAGGAGCGTGACCAAACTTCCAGTTATAAGTTAACTCTCTAATACTATTGATATGATCTTCTGGTGTTGGATCCACAAAACGATTTGGCAAGAGTGTACGAACCTTGTTTCTTTCAAATATATGACTCTCAACAACATCCGATATATTATCAACAAAAGAGACTGATGCTGGAATTAGATTTTTTACAAAACTAAAAATAGAATTATCAATCCATCGGAAGTATTCCGTAAATTTATCGAAATCAGGATCCTCTTCCACTTTATCAAAAAATATTCTTTTAGCGTAATCTAATTTTTTATAGTTAAAACGATATCTTTCTATGGCTTTACCAAATAAATTATTCATCTCAGAAGTGGAAGAGATTGTTTCTAGCATTTTTTCTGAGATTACTTGGTACATACTTTTTTCTAATGCGTATAAAGAATCAGAAACATCATCATCTGCTAAGAAAGCCTCTTCTTCAATCCCGGCGATTGTAATATTATCTGCGGAGTAAGATATCTCTGGTAACTCTTTTTTGTAAAGAGTTAAAAATTCTCTAGAAAGAAGATTTGTATCTGAATTTTCAAAACCATAACCAAGTCCCCTGTGTTCTCGTCTTATGATTTCATCTATCCACCCATATATAGTGTCTGAAGAACCACTGGTGATATCTTGAACGATGAATTGACCAGAGCTATCAGAGCCTGTTACCATATTAAAGTCCCAACTCAACGCAATTGTTTCCATCGAAGATATCTTTTTATCACTTAAGTTTCTATTGAAAGCTGTATTTCCTTCAAAACTCTTATTTGATCCTTGTATTGTCACATCTTTATTGTGTTCATTGAGTACACTATTGTCTAAGTAATCTAAATAAAACCTACAGTTTGAAATTTTTACGTCACTTTTTTGTAAAATACTACCAGTAAAGTTTGTCTTATTGGCCCCAACAAAAACTCTCTTTCTATTTGACATTATAGAAGATCCTGAAGCATAAGATATACTTGATGTTAAGTGAAAATGATCATCAATTTCGCCGGCTTTGTGTCTAACACCATAAAAATCAACAATGTACTCTTGATCTCCGGATGAATAACTACCATAAAATGGAAAACCTACAGGCTTTACTCTGGCAGCTAGTGTCCAAAGACTGTTTTCATATACATCTAAGTACAAAGAAGATGTTAGTTGTAGAGTACCATCATGGCTTTTTAGCATAAATTTTGCTTTTTTACTGTCAATTTCATCTCGTATTGCATAGATTTGTAAACTTGCTAAGTTGTTAGTAGCAAAAGTATAGTCTGTAGGGTCAGATACAGCTTCATGAAACCCACCTATTGAGCTTGTTAATTCACCATAGTATACATATGCATCTTCATTTGATGGTGTTTTGAAAGGCATTAATGCATTTATTTCAAATGTCAGCGCATTAAATCTTTCATTTTTAGTAGAGTCAGAACCGTATATGTATGTTCTAACGTTGTTAGCTGATGAAGTTTGAAATACAATGCTAGAAAATGCATTTGAATTACCAAAATCTATTGTTTTTTTATTGTAAGAAGTTACTTTATATTTATCAGTTAAAGAGTGTGTTCCTTTATTTGTATAAATGTTTAATTTAATTATTTCATCATCTATCCCAAAACAACGCAACATATTTCTAAAAGACCTTTCTGTACCTTTAGACTTTAAAATTTTTGGTAAATTATTATAAATGTTTTGATATATTATATTTTTTATATCGTTAATATCATTTTCGAAAATAGTAGCATCTACATTTCTATTCTCGTATTTTTCTAGAGTAGTAGCGATTTTTAATATGTCTTTGGTATCTATGCCTCTCTCTGATACAAGGCGACTTGCAAAAGGCAGTGGCTTGAATGTTGTGGGATAGTAATCAGAAAATTTTAGCTTTCTTAGTTCAGAAATCTCCAAATAAAGTTCATCCAAAAAAGTAGATATAATTTGTGTTAAGAATTTAAAATTATTATTTACTTCTTCATCTTCATCAACCAACCATTTTGGAAAACGATTTATAAGAAGATTACCATTACTGGCATCTCTGGCACTACCAGAGTTAGCTAAGTTTGTCTTTAATGTAACCACGTCAGGGTGTGTACTATAAACTATTGGGTCTTTTTGTTCTGTAGCAGCTGCAGAAGCCAGTACTATCGCAGAATCCGTACTGCGAGCTCCAGAAGAATAACCGTTCCATGTACCGTTCGCTATACGACCAGAATAGTCTAGAACAATTGAATCAAACTTTGATTCTCCTACAATACCTTCGTTAAATTTATAATAAACTCCCAAATTTGTATTGGCTTCATCTGTATTTGTACCAGATCCCAAAACAGTATTCCAAGAGTTTGCAATTTGTTCTGAGGTTCTTCTGGATTTCCAATATCTGAATTCATCCAAACTAGCACTGAGTTTACCTGCGTACTGAGCCGCTGAAGATCCAGAAGGTGAAGTCTGTAGAGCGCCAATATAAGCGTTTATTAAGCCACCTACTTCATTGACACCTTGTGTTCCCAGAGTAGATTTTTGATTTAAATTACCATCTAAATATATTCTAGATTCAATACCATTAGAAGCAGAAACAAAAGACAAAGCGTAATGATGCCAATCACCTAAAGAAGAAGTTGTTATACTACTATTTCCAATTGTTTGTTCAAAAAACCCAACAGAACCTGATTGTAGAGTCACTAGGAATGTGTTTGAACCATCTGATTCGCCTGAGGACGTGAGGGCAAGAGTAAATCTACCATAATTTGATGCAGATGCTGCATTTCCATTCCATAAATCTAGAATCACCTCTTTCTCGGTTTTAGAGATATCAAAAGAATCTTTTTTTAACCAAAACTCTACTGTTAAACCTTCTGGTATATTCATTCTATAATTTATAGTTCTGTTTTTTGTAGAATCATATTTTACAGATTTATCGAACGTTTTATATAATGCTTTTCCTTCCATCCCTGCGGAAGCAGTATGAAGCCCGCCTCTAGAATAAATATACTCTGTGCTGGCTGGAAGACCATATCCATCAGCTGTGCTCGTCTGTGTACCCCATCCGCCATATGAAAAGCTAATATATCCATTTGTTTTAGGGTAAAGGTTGTTATATAGCCACTCTTCAAACTGTGATGAACTCAAATGAAAATGGGTTTTTTCTTTTTTTGATCCATCATAAGGAAAGTTGTTGTGTATTCTTTCTATAGTTTTTTCATAATAAAGCTTCGCAGATCCATAAAAAGAAAAACTAGACGCACTAGAATAGTCAATTCTAGGAACAAATTTATCATTTTTTTCTTTCTTTGCTAATACAAAATCATATGATTCTGTTTTTGAGCTTCCGGAAGCAGCACTTTCAACAGAAGAAATATTTTTTTCAAAAAGATCTTTAACACTCATTTTTATAACTCATTTTCGTTCATTCTAAATTTAAATATATAAGGCTGCTCTCTATATGACCCCACACTATCTTCATAGAATGTAAATTGAAATGCAAAAGTATACCCAGGCTCTAACATAGACATATCTAAATCAAAATAATTTCCTTTTTCATCATAAGATAACATCGTAGAATTATCAGAACCAGTATTATATGGGACAACAATCTTTTCATCGGAAATTCTTATAATCTTATAGGACGCAGAGTGTACCATAAGAGTTGGAGTTTTAGCTGAAGCAACTGTATATACATTTGGAGACCAACCTTTTTGCCTTACATATAATCTAAATCTTTCTTTTTCATTTTTAAAATATTGTTCTTTAAGATTTGGCATTGTTATAACATAATTTGGGTTAGGATTATGATTATAAAAATCATGTCCTTCTGGAGTTATTGCCGATCCTGTGTGTACCTGACTTCCAGAATAAGTCCATACATCAACAAGATAAGGGTATGTTGTATTTACAATACTTGAGGTTATAGAAAAAGTTGCTTTATAAACACCTTTGGAGTCTCTAGAGGCAGAAAGAAAATTTACCGCATTATTAGAAGAATCTCGGAAATAACGCGGATCTCCTTCAGGTATGGACCCAGATGAATAGTAAAGGTTTAAAACAGGAACTTGCGTAGAATCTCCAGCAATATCAACAAGATTTCCTCTAAAATAATTGTACATGTAAAGGTTCATTAGGTTTTCTTGCGCCGGTAATATAGAAGAACTAAAAAACATATTTCCTCTATTATCTCTTTTAGTTGAGTTCCAACGTGCTTCCAACATAGGTCTTCTGAAGAAAAACTCAGACGATCTTGCAAAGAATTTTTTTGTATAGTATGAATCGGTAGTGGAATTTTCAAACGAAGAAGAAAGTTTAATTAAAAATCCGTGATTGGTTTTTGAACCCAATACGTTCCCACCACTATTAATCCATTGTTCAACAAGAGTTGTAACATCTACCTCCATGTCTTCATCTCCAACAACAAAAGTTGCATCAAATGAAGAACTACTATCTGTAAAATAATCTCCACCAGCAGTATCCCAAGAAATAGCTCCAGATTTTCTAATCCAGTTTGAACCCGTATTATCATATGTTAGGTCTGTATAATTATCCATATCTAGACCTCGGCCTTCTTGCCAAGCACCTGTTATTGCATGTACTGAAAGTTTGTAATCCCTGGGCAATGTTGTTGAGTGTTTAGCGTTTGTCATTTTTAAGTAAAACGATACACTACCAGAAGATGGAATAACTCCATTTGTTCTATCAGTTGATAAATCTGTTATAGGAAACTCCAACAAGATACGAGCTTTTTCTTGGCTAGTAGAACTTTGTTGAGCATAAATATAAAAGACTTCCAGAATATCTGACTGTCCCATATTCGATCCAGTCCCCCTTAGGGTCAAATTTTCTTGAAAAGAATTTGTTATAGTGTTATCTTTGTTCGCTAAATATCTTTTAAAAGCCATTATATTATCGTTCCTTTAATATCATTATTTGGATACTTTAACTCAAATATACAGTTTTTAGGAATATTATAAAAAGTTCCATCTTTTGAGATTATATCCTTTAAATTAATTTGTGTAGATGAGTAGTTGCCATTACTCTTAGAGGTTATATTAACAGTTTTTACATCTACAACACCTTCAATTTTATTCAAAACATCATATATTCTATTGATGTACAGAGGTTCTCCAATATAAAATGTTTCTGAAAAATAAGCTTTTAGTCTAGAAATACAAGTGTTTAAGATATCATTTGAAGAATATCTTTTATCTGATACTGCTATAAACTCAACTGCAAAATTTAAAATCTTTGTATCATAAATTTCAACAGTATCATTCAAACTTTTATATTTTGTTAACCAATTTTTTATGTTTTGTTTTGTCTTTATATCGGTCGTTGCTAAGAAGTTGTTAGAATTTTCTGATATCACGTACATGTTCAGCTTTCTAGCGTCCTTAGAAGAGTTTAGAATACTAACTCTCTTGACATTACCAAATTTAGAAGGCATATTGTATACCAAACTTTCATAGTCAGAATTAGTTACTGCTCTAGATTGTGCAGCATAGTTCGACTTTACTCTTTGCTTTAGTTCTTCGATTGTAATATCAGAATTTGTAGAGTACAGTGCTTTATCATTGTTTACTTCCAAAGAAGCTACAACTGCATCTGCTTTGGTAACTGTTATAATTTCTGGATTTTTAAAAATCATAGATTTATTAGAAACAGTTCTTATAGTATTAGAAGCTACATTTATTTTGTCAAATTGATTTATTTTGTATGTTACTTTCAAAACTGTATTTGATGGAGAGATGCCCAGTTTATTTGTCTGTATTAGTTTTGAGGGATCAAAGTTTTCTGTGGATATATGATTCTTGCCATGCATTTTCAAGGCAATCTTTGAAGGATCGACTATGCCATTGGTGTCTTCTTCATCGGATCCAAACCCAAATTGTAGATATGTTCCAAGATCATCAACTTCTACAACGAACCTTCTAGAAACTGCAAAAGGTTTCATAATAGATCTTACACCTTGGGAGTTACTCTCTTTATTTGTAGTTTCAATAAAGATTACTTCTTGAGACAAGTTGTCAACTTCGTAATAAATGTTACCTTCAGAATCCACTACACTCATAATCTCTGTAACTTCTGGTCCACCTACTCTGATTTTTTTAAATCTTTCAAAATTTTCATTTCTTAAATCAGCTTTTGCTATTTGTATCAGTCCTGATTCTACTTGACCATGAGCTTTTACAGCAAAATGGGTTGTTGCACCAGTAGTAGGGTTGAATCTAGCAGCAACTGTCTCATTTCTAAGGTCAGAAAAATCAACATCTTCTGTCAAAATAAAATTACCACCATTATTACTAGTGAATACCGAACCAGCCTTCAGCACAGGCAAG